CCAGATTATCCTTTACCTAGATTAACAAAATCTGGGTTACCTGTTATAATAGGTACTAGGGATAGACAATCTATATTGTCTGGTAACTCAAAAGTGATAAGAATGTATACTACACTCTTTTCTCTTTATCGAGTTATTCAAATCCCTGGTAAGTTAAAGTTAGAAACTATAACTTCTCCTTATAATGGTGATCCTAAGTTCCTTGAAGAAATCGGTGGATGAATGGCTAATCATAGCCCTTCATTTATTGGATGCTTTAAGGTCCCTGGATGAGGATATATCGGGTCTGACCGTTTCTTATTTAGAGAAACTGCGTCACCCTCTTCTAAGAAGTCGTGAGGGGGTATGGTTTTAGATGCTATGTTGATACATAGTTCTGATCTCCGTCAATCTTTTGAAAGATTTTTAGAGTTATCAGAATCACATGGGCTTCGACGCCTATATAATTCTATAGTTCTAAATACGAAACCAAGTTGGGTTAATGTCGTAGACAAACCCTACTTAGGTCGTTTATCAATCAAGAGAGAGGCGGCTGGAAAGATTAGAGTTTTTGCTATCGTTGATAGTTGGACTCAATCTCTTCTAAAACCACTCCATGATAAGGTATTTGAGCTTCTATCTAAGCTTCCTAATGACGGAACTTTTGATCAAGGTGCCAGTTTTGACAGGGCCAACCAAAAAGCGATTAAATATAATTGCTGTTATGGTTATGACTTGTCAGCTGCCACTGACCGGTTACCTATGGTAATCCAGGTCAAAATCTTAGGTTCTTTAATTGGAGAAGAATTAGCTAAACTCTGAGCCAATCTATTGATTGAAAGAGATTATGTTTTATTACATAATAAATCTACAAAAAAATTGATTGATTCGGATCTTACATTGAGATATGCCGTAGGACAACCTATGGGTGCATTATCATCATGAGCAATGCTAGCATTGACTCATCATATGATTATGCAGTACTGTAGTTGGCTACTTAAGACTAAGAAATTAGTCTTAGATTATCACACTTGAGAAACTCGTTATGAGGTTCTAGGAGATGATATCGTCATATTTAATGCAGACCTAGCTAAGACTTATTTAGAAGTAATGTCCTTATTAGGAGTACCTATAAATGAGAAGAAAAGTGTTGTCGCTAAGAACATTCCTGTTGTTGAATATGCAAAACGTCTATCCATTTTTGGAAAAGATTGTAGTGCATTATCATGAAAACAGTTTATGTCCTTAGATTCACTAAAGGGCCGATTAAGCCTTATAGTGTCATTAATTCAAAAGGATAAAAGTTTTTCTTTAAAACCTGTATCTGTTATCAGTACAGTTATGAAGAAAACTCCTTGAGATAGAAGAGTATCATATGATACTCTGGCTCTATTTGCATTGTTAAATACTTACTTTACCAAAGTAGGTACTTTAATGCAGACTTTACATTTTATTGTAAGTAGTAGAGTTCATATCTATGCTCAGCAATTAATGTTCGACAATCTTAAACCTGG